TTCTCAATCTCTTTTTTAATACTTGGAGAATACTCACTAATATTATAAGGAAATTTATTAAAATAAATTCCCCAATAATTAACTGCAGGTTCTCTCTCTAATAGAGACATATAACTTTTTAAATAAAATATATTATTTTTGAAAGTTAAAAAAGAAGGTATCTCTTCTCCTTCTTCTGTATAGAGTAGAAAATCATCATAAATATCTGAATTATGAAAACTAATAATATCAGATATAATGTTTGCATGTAAAAACTCTCTAGCTTCTTTTAGAGAAGGAAAAGAGTTTATAAATTCAATACATTTATTATCTAAACTATTAGGATTTTTAATCTCTTCTCCTTTAAATATTTTAGTAATATTACTTTTAATTTTAAAAGTCTCTGAGCCGTTATAACCTAATTTTAAATGATAAACATTTTTATAAGTATCTATAAAGACAGGAATAATTTTCTTATCTTTAATCATAATCCCGTTAGGGTAATAGCCATTATCTTTCTGAATATAAACATTCTTACCAGGGTTAAATAAAGCGAATTTCTTAGGGATATAACTCCCATTAGAGAGTTGTACTACTTCACTTGAGTGGTAAATATCTCCGTTAAACACTATGTAACCTTTGATTTTATTTCTCGGTGCTCTCATTGCCTAAAAATATTTTATGAAGTTTGATTTTAGTATCCTTTATAGATATACTAGAATCTAATGATTTCATTTTTTCTGCTATCTTAGATTTTAAATCAGATAAAGAGTATTTTCCATATAATATGTTATCTAAACCTGCTACGTTAATAGGGGAAATTAATTCTTCATAATTTCTCATACTAAATACACCGTTAAATATGCCTCTCAAGAAAGTAGCTAAGCAATAATTATAATAATTGTTAGTAAGACTTCTGTTCTGGTAATTATAATTAATGTTAGTATAAGGAAATATTTCTATATAGTTTTTAAAATGACTACTTAATAACATACCTTTATAGTAAGTATCTGACACAGTAAAGTTAACTCTATTATTATCAATGATTACTCCGTAAAAAGTAGGACATTTCAAATAAGTAGATAACTCTAATGCTGTAATAACTTGAGTAGATTTATTATTATTTACTAAGTATTCTAATTTTAAGAAGCTTTCTTTATCTTTGCATAGAAGACCCTTCCAGAAATACTCTTCTACTAGCTCTTTTTTGAATTTAAAACTAAGTACATTACTTGTAACATTACTTACTAGATAAGGAATATTTAAATAATTGTCTGCTATAGGAGGGAAGTTATCATAATCAGCTAAAGAAGAGTAAACAGGAAATTGAGAATGCATCAAACCTCCATTATTGTAATATAGACCTGCAAACAAATTAATTTTAGAATCTCTTAAATTACTTTTAAATTCTGTCATATAAACAGCTTCAACAGGTAATCTAGAAATAATATCATTATAGTTATCAGGATAATTAATACAAAAGGGAATAGCTTCAAAAAGTCCTCCTAAGTCTTGGCTTTTTAAATATGCATTATGATCTAAAGGTTGTACTTTTTTAGGTAAGGAAGGTTTATTCTGAGTAGGTCTTCTCATTCCTTGATAAGGGTTATATCTATTCTGGCTGCCATATCCACCATATCCACCATAACCTCCATAACTTCCATGATGATAGCTCTCTTTTTGATGAGCTTTACTTCTGTCTAATTTTACAATCTCTTCTAACTCTAAATTTTCCAAATTAACACTAAATAAAGTATTAGCTGGTAAACTAAGTATAGAATCTAAATCAGGATCTAGATCAGTGTTAAATAATGCTTCTATAGTAGAAGCAAACTCTATCCTATCTTTTTTTGTAACATAATAAAGTGGCCTTTCTTCAGACAAAAGTTTATCGTCTTGATAATCTGGAGATTGCCCTCTCCACATATAAACTTTCTTTGTAGCAGTATTATACCACACTAAAGAAGCAGCACCTATATAATTAGCTAACCAATCATATTTCTCTTCTTGGAAAAGGAGAGCTGCTAAATAAGAATCAGATAATTTGGGATCTGGATTTTTTCCAGTTTGTTTAAAATAAATATCTTCCATGTTATGGATAGTACCATTATGCATTAAAGAGATATGATCTTCATCATTAAAAGGTACTATTAAAGGTTGAGTGTTTTCTCTGTTATTCGTTCCACCTGCAAAAGTAGAAGCTGCTCTATCATGAACAAACATAATCCTAGGATCAGAAAGAGAGTTAACACATTTACCTAACATTTGTAATGCTTCATCATTTTCAGAACTCTTTTTAGGTTCTTTATTTTCAGATCCGCATTTATAATAATTAATAACATTTTCAGAAGTATCAATGACAGAACAGCCATGTGCTGTTCTGCCTCTCTCTGCCATATTAATCCATAATAAATAACCTTTATAAATATCTAATTCGTTTAAATTAGCATTTTTTATTATACCTGCGATGCCGCACATATTATTATTTTTTCCAGTTCTCTTTTGTATTTATTATAAACTATTTCTCCTTCAATAGAAGGAGAAGTATTAACCTCTAATACACTAAATAATTTACCAGAGTTATTTACTTTGACATCGAATCTTCCTATATCTAACCCAGTTTTATCCATAAATCTCAGTAATTGAGTTTCTATCTCTTCCCAGCATTCTGGTTTGTTAAAATGTTCATTGTCTTCTAAATAGAAAACACAGTTATTACTATTTCTAAACCATCTATCTTCTGCTTCAGATTTCAACATCTTTCTGACAGCATGAAAAATACCACTAGCACTAGAAACATGAATCCCATATTCTCTAACATAATTACATCTCTCTTCTATAATTCTACCTATTGAAGAGTCATGGTTTTCGTAATGTTCTTTAAGCTTTTCTTCATTTTCTATAAAGACCATTCCACGCCCTCTAGAGCCGTAAAATGTTTTAGAATATAAAGGGAAGCGTAAAGAATAAAAGTCTCTTAAATCGCTTAAAATAGCCCAATTAGGGGTAGGTATTCCTAATTCTTTAAGCAACTCTTTAGTCTTGCTTTTGTTCTTAGCAATATTAATACTTTCTCTGCTGTTTACAAAGATATAACCTTCATCATCTGTAACAGGAAAATTTCCAGAATAACCAAATCTTAATAAGACTTTAGAGTGTCCTCCAGTCAACTGTCTAATCTTCTTAGCAGGAAAGTCTCTAGTTAATTTAGAATAAGATGGCTGTGTTATACCAAAATATCCTCTTGCTCTTCTTCTTAACGGTTTATGCATATCCCGCATTTTTTCTCTTCAATGAAATAATAAAAATTAGTGTTTAAATCATAAATAAACTGACAGAAATCATTCCAATTTAAATCTAAATTATTAGATCTTCTAGATCTTAACTGTATAAATACTTCATAGAAAGTATCAAATAGTTTTAGATATTCTAAGTTAATATCATCATCACTAGTAATAATAATTCCATCAGAGGATATAAAAGATATCTTAAATATTTTTTTAAAATTCTTTTTAAAATCTCTAGGATATTTTTTATAATTTTTATGATCTATTATCTGTGCCATTTTATCCCGTTTATTTTACTGAAATCTAAATCAGTAAATGGTTTATCTGTTTTATTAAAACTAAAAGGAGAAGGATGAGAATTTTCAATTATAGTAGTATTAGACAAATCTTCTTTAAAAGATTGTGCATGTCTTCCCCACAATAAAGAAATTATTTCTCTGTTTTCTGCTTCTTTGTTAATAATTTTTAAAACTTCTTTTGTGAAGTCTTTCCACATATAAACGTGTGAACCTGGTTTACCTATGTTTACAGTCCAAGAAGTATTCATTAAGAATACACCTTGTTCTACTAAATAGTCTAAATCAGATGATTCTAAACCTTTTCCAACAGTTTTCTCTAACTGATTAGAGATATTCTTTAAAGAAGGTGGCATAAATCCTTCTATATGACTACCGAATGCAACACCATTAGCTACCTTTTGTCCTTTGTAGATAGAATGATAAGGATCCTGGCCAAGTATTACTACTTTAATTTCTTCAGGAGTACACAAATCAAATATTCTAAATACATTATTCAAAGAAGGGCAAACTAACTTTCTATTCTTTATAACTACTTTATATAAGTTATTAAGATATAGTTTACCCTCTTCAGTGTTTTCAAACGGTTCTAAATATGTTTGCCATTTTTTATATAACATCTTCTAATAATTTTTTAACTTTTTCTTTACAACTATTGTGACTTCTCACATTATAATAATAATAATCAGATATATCTTTAGCATCACTAGGATCTAACATCATATATGGTATATTATATATTTCAGAGAAGACATTAGAAGCTTTAATACCTGCTTCATCATTGTCGTAAAATAACACAATTTTATTAAATCTCTTTTTAAGGTCTTCAAATACAGAAGAATCTATACCCGTAGATTCACTATTAGGTGCAACTGCATTGTAACCTAATTCATAAAGTAACATAACATCTTTCATAGATTTAGTTACAATTAGTAATTCTCCTTTTTCTGGAAGTTGATCATAACCTTGGAGAGGAGTAGGACCAAAACCTAAAAATCTAGCACCTATTTTATTTAAAGGTAAATATATTTTTTTAGTTTTATTACTAAAAGAATAAGTGTAAATAGGGTTACTTATAGAATATACTAAAGTAGTTCCACTAGGCATTAACACTTTTCTAGTAGAGAAAACATTAAATTTCTTTAAAGTATCTAAGCTAATGCCAAAGTTATTCCAAAAGATTTCATCTCTTTTTGTGAATTCTTGAATATGGCTTCTAGCATCTGAATAACTATTAGAAGATTGGTTTTCATCTACTTGTCCAGTATAACCATCAAACTTATTCTTAGGAGGATGTCCATTTAGATAGAACAATCCTATATCAAAATCATAGTTAATTTGGTCTAAAGCATCAGCATAATTCTTCTTTTTTAGAAGTTTTTTTATAAAAGTAAGTATTAGAATAGGTGAACCAGGTCTACTGAAGTCCATCATTCTTCCTTCTTTATACCCTTCTCGAGCAGGATAAAAAGCAATAGAAGGCTTTCTATCCTCTCTTAAAGGTGATCTATAACTATTGTTATACCTAATCGGTTGTTTCATGTAAAATGAGATTATTTTAATCTCACTTACATAATCTAAGATATTCTCGTAGTAGCAATATCTCTCTTTTCCTTCTCCTCCGAAACTATACATGAGTAAGGTTTTACAATTTCATAAATTTTATTAAATACATTAACTCTATCTTCATGAGTTTTAATCCAAGCCATAGAAGGAGTTCTGTATTCTAATCCGTATTTCTTTTGTCTAAATACTCCATTATCTCCATAATGTGCTTCTCTAATTGCCTCAGTCTCAGCATGATAAAAATCTTGCTCTCTATACCAAGACATAAATTTATTATCTAAGTCTGTAATAATTTGCTCTAATAAAGAATCACTTTTAATAAATCCTATACCAATATGAATATGACCTCCTGCCATTCTCCAATTAGTATTGTTATAAGTTAATTTTCTTTTTACCCTTTTACTTTCAATAAATTTATAATCAGGTTGGCATCCTACTTCTGATAAAGAAGAATCCATTGAAATAATTTGATCATCTAATTTTATAGATGTATAAGGATACATTTTAAAATAAGGATTAATAAAAATACTATCTAATGCTTCTTGGATATTAGCACTAAAGTCTTCTGCATTATCGCAAGGAAGAATGCTAAATTCTACAGCAGCAGCATCTTGATGAATCACCCCTTTTGAGTATCTTTGAGGAATTTTCTTAGTTCCTTTAGTCACAAATTTAGGGGGAATATATTTTCCCATAGTATCTACTACAAAAAATTCTGGATCTGTTCCGATAGTGATATTCATTACTATACAAAATTATATATACAAAAAAACCCCTACTAAATTAATAGTAGGGGCTAAAACACTTAAATTAAATTACATCTCCTCCAAAGGAAGTATCATCGTCATCTAATTCTTCAGGAAGAAGATAGTTTTCTTTCTCCCAGTCTGTATAAGATAACTCGTAATTAACTTTATCAGATTTAATTACGTGACCTCTTGCAGGTAAAATGATCTTTTCAAAACTTTTGTTATAAATCAATTTTAAACTAAATGTAGTCCTATCTTTAATAGGACCATCTTTCAATAAAAAGATAACTTTCGAAGCCATATCTTCGAAGTTATCAGCATCTATTTTAATATCTTCTGGATCATAGAAGTTTTCCAAAATATGGTAAACTCTAGATTTCAAAGTATGAATTTCTTTTTCTAAGGTAGTCCAAGATGGAATGCTTTTAGGATTCACATCATACAACATATATTTTAATTCTTGTAATTGACCTGATTCTTCATCATCTTTTCTAAATATGAAACTAATTCCTTGGAATTTTTCACTTTTAACGAACATAGCGTCATGTAAGTATACATCTTCATTAATTTTTACTGGAAAGTCAACAGTTAGTCTAAGTTCTTTTGATAAGTTATACATAATATTTTTATTTTTATTGTAGTTTAAAAATTAATTAATTAACTCAGAGATTATCTCTGAAAGTTCTGTTTTAAGTTTTTCAATCAAATGTAATATTTGAGCCTCATCATCTTCTTTTTTGGAGACTCCGCCTATATGAAAAGTTTCAGACACTTTCCAAAAAGCATCTTTATTAAAAACAAAATTGTCTTTATAAAGTTTCAAGAAGCTTCTACTTTTAACTTCTATTTCTAATACTTTTCTAATTTCTTCTACTTCTTTTGAAGAAGACATTCCATTTTTAAATTTTATGAGGCTTAATATAAGATATATATTTTCTCTCATATTAATTTGACTAGAAACACCTTTTGCTCCTAGTATCTCATATTCTATTTTAAGTTTTGATTTATTTATATTAGGTTTTTGCATCGTCAAAGATTAAATTCCAGTCAGGATCTATAACTTTATTTGCTAAATGTGGGCATCTAGAACCTGCATCATCTAATTCAGAAGAAATAAAAGTAATCTTTCTTTCTCCTTTATTAGAAATATGCATATAACCAGTTGCATCAGCATTTAAAGTTACAATTTTTTTCAATTTCCCTGTTAAGTCTAATTCTTTAACATCTACTTTAGTAGTATCTGAGTCTACAAAAGTATTCTTAACGTGAGCAAGTATAATTAGACTGTCACATACACTAGCCACTAAATCTATAATTCTTAGTATTTCTTTTCTAAGATAGTAATAACCAGTACCATGAGGTAAAGTAAGAACTGACTCCCATTTATTAAAAGGAAGAAAGTTATCTCCTGGAGCTCTACTTGCTTTACCTATTACTCTATTAAACCTAGCTCCCACACTAGTTAGCATATAATTTCTTGTAGCAGTCCATTCACACATTGCCTCTAAAGAACTAATAGTATCTAGAGTAATGTACTTATATGGCTTACCTGCTTTTTTAATTTCTTCTATTATGTTTTCTAAAGCAGTAATGGAATTAACATTAATCTTTAGAGCTTCTACATAATCAGTACCATTCTCAAAATCTAGAATTAAATTATTCTCTAATTGAGAAGCAAAAGTAGTTTTACCTACTTTAGGCTTAGAGTAAATAATTAGTTTTCTAGGATTAAAAGAAGTCGGTTTAATTTTTTCTTTAGGTAACATAGTTTTTATTTAAATTCTGAGTAATCTCCTACTGAACCCGTAAAGTCTAATAGAAGGTGAATATTTGATAACCCTTCTCTATTTTTGATAATAGAAAAAGAGAATAAATTATTTGTAACTTTAACTTTTCTGTAAGTGCCTAAATCATATCTAGCTGGTAAAAAACAACCAAATACTTTATTTGCATCTCTCGTTATAGTCTTATTGTCTGCTATACCTTGTAAAGAAGGCTCTATTTTGTTGTACTTAAAGTGATCTACACTTTCTTGTTGAGCCATCTGCTGTACTACTCCTACACAAGTACATTTATAAAAATCTCTTAAATCTAGGAAATAAGTAGAAGACATTCTAGACATAGAAGAATGTAAAGTAGGACAATCTTTCTCCGTACTCAATAAAGACATGTGATCTACTACAATAATAGTATATCTATTCTCATGATCAGGAGTATATTTATCTCTAACCTTAACTTCTTTTCCATCTATTTCTCTCATTTTGTGAGAGGTTTTACCAGTTTTATCTAAAAAAGATTTAACACGGTAATATATGCCTGTAGGATTTCTTACTTCTGTTACAATATCAATATACTTTAATATATCCTCTATAAAAGGAGTAATCTCAGTAATTAGATCCATCTCAGAAATAGTAAGTTCTTCTTTTCCTATAGATAATAACTGATTTACAGTTTTATCTAGCCCATAATACTTGTATAAAAAATAAGAATACATACTTAAAACAAATCTTTCTCTAGATTCCTCTAAAGCAAAATATATTATTTTAAGATCTATATTATCATCTTTTAATGCTTCTTCTATGGGAGTAAATACATAAAGTTTTTTTGTTAATTTTGTTTTACCTGTACCAGTACCTCCAGTTACATAATGTATCTGTTCTCTTTCTATACCAGGTAAAATCTTTTCTATTTTAGGAAAAGGAAAAGGTATATTATTAGACATACCATTTACTCTCCTCATCCTATTTCTAATAATGGTTTCTAACATAATTATAATGTTTGAGAATTACCCTCTTTCTCTACATCATCTATTTTTAATTGCTCACATTCTGCAGCTAAATTAGATACACCATTCTTTTCTATAAAGAAATGTGCTAATTGCATATATTGATAACCTTGTTCAGCCATCCTTTCTACATAATTAGATGTAGCGGATAATATTTCTTGTTCGGAGAAATTATACTTTTTCAGAAACCTTTTAAGTTTCATCTGACAAGATTTCTTATCTCCTGATACATAATATCCTCCAGATTTAACTCCTCTAGGGAATAAATCCCTATACCTATCTACTAATTCTTCTAGAATTAGTTCAGGTTCTTCTTCCTCTACTGGGCTTTTAAAATCTATTTCTCTCATAGCAAGTTCTGTCAATTCCCAGGTTCCGTCAACATTCGTAACGAAACCCAGGTTTTCAGCTTGATAAAAGAAACCGAGATGATCACACAGTTCTTTTAAATCTTCTAATTTCATATTTAATCTAAATCTTCTATATAATCTGCTACTTTATTGTAGCTAGATACAATTAATGTTTTAAAGTTTTCTAACTTATCTTTCCAAGATAAAGGCTCTGGAATAGATAACTCGTTATTGTTTAAAACAACTACTTCACTGGGTACATCCCATTTAATCTTAGTCTTTATATAAGATTTATTCTTATCTTTATAGAAAGACTTTTGATAATATTTCGTAGGAAACTGTCTTAAATTCTTAATCTTAGTAGAGAAAGCTCTAGTAAAATATTCTTTATCTACCTTTATTTGATTAGAAGGTTTTTTAGAGCTTTTTTTGTAGTAAATATAAATAACACAATCTTTCCTAGTTAAATCTACTGTTTTAATTAATTTATTTTTTTCATTTAAAATGTAGTAATAGTTTTTTTCAACGTCTTTATAGTAAGTCTTACCAGTTTTCGTCGTTTCCATCTACGTCTTTTTCCTCTATTAACCCTATACAGTTTTTGCAGTTCTCACATTGTAAACAAACTTCACAGTTATAACAGTTTACACAGTCATAACAATTATAACATTTGTTACAATTCCAGCACCCATAAGAATTTTTAAGACTTATTTTCCCTTTAAAGGAGTCATAAAAAGCTTGAGTAACTCCATTTATGTTCTTGTCTTCTCTTTTAAGGAATTCTTCGTAACTTGAATAAATTTTTAACATGGTATTATTGTTTTTTAGTTAATTAATCGTTTTTTATAAAGACACCGTCTACAGTTTCCCCTTCTCTATTCTTAATCTCTTCATAAGCAGAGTTAAGACATTTGACAGGATTATAACCTAACTGCTCGGCTAGTATAATTATACATACTAAAGAGTCTCCTATGCCATCTACTATTTTATCATTATCATCTTTTAAGATAGCTCTAGAAAGTTCTCCAACTTCTTCTATCAGTTTCATAAACTGTTTAGAAGCATTACTACTGTGTAAAAGATCTCTCTTATTTCCCCATAAAAGAGTATCTTGTCTTAAATCCTCAAAAGTTTTCATATTTAATCATTTTTAATTAAATGACTATTCCTACGAATAATCTCTTTAGTACGATAAAGCCTCATTATAGCTCTTTTTTCTTCTATATTAGCTAATCGTCCATTAATATAATAACTGTTTCCTACTTTCTCAATAGGAAGCTCATTTTCAATATAATCTAAAATTATTCTGTCAATAGTCTTCATAGTTTCATTAACATATTTACTATTATCTTAGCGTCTTTGTCACACTTAATACATTTTAAATTTAATGTGTCACTATTTTTAGCATAAGGTTTAGAAACCTGTATTAGCTTACAATTAGGGCACTTAAACTCTACATCAGTTAAGATGTAATTAATCTTTACTTGTTCTAATTTCATCTTTTTTCATTTTAATAATATTATCTAAAAAAGTAAAGATATTCTCAGGAGATTTTCTACAATCATATCGAGTATTCCTAAGAGATCTAACTAGAATTTTAAATTCTTCTAACTCATAGACAGAGTCAAAAACATTAGTCCCTAAATTTTTATTAGGTTTAGTTTTAATATTATATCTAACTCTTTCTACTAATCTCCTAGAGTAGGAATTCTTTCTAAGATATCTGGATACTAACTGCCTGATAACATCTTGTTGATCCATTTTTCTTCTACAGTGTTTAAGGTTTTTATCACATAAATATTAGGCTTATCAGAGTCTTTACGTAAAGCTCTACCAATTCTTTGTATAAACTTACCGGAAACGCTAAAATAAGACGCTATAACGACAGTATCAGCCCCTTTAAGGTTAACACCCTGCTCTAGCATTTTAAAGCTCCCTATGACGTTTATTCTCCCTTTATTGAAGTCGTCTATATAATCTAAAGTAGAAGGATCATTACCTTTTACTACATGATCACAGACTTCTTCTAAGAAAGGAAGAGAATTAGCAAATACTACTACTCTTTTACCTTTATTTATTAAATCTTTAGTTAACCCTATCTTAGATTTTAGGTTATAAAGAAAATTAGCCCTCTTTGCGATAAAGAGTTTTAATAGATAATCTTTATTAGAATAATAATGCTTAGCAAGCATTTTATTTAGATACTCATAATGTTTTTTCTCTGTAGTAAAGAATCTATTATCTTTTCTACCAGCTTCTATATAAGCATCTTTATTATCTAATTTATGATTTATAATATGTAAATTATAATCTAATATAGCTCCACTCTCTACAGCTTCTTTTATAGAAGCTTGAAAAACAATAGGAATTCTATCGTAGAACTCGATAGATAATTCTTTATCTACTCTAGGAGTAGCAGTTAGACCCATAATGTATTTATATCTATTCTTTTCATAGAAGTTCTTATACTTATCTGAAATAGAGCTATGTATCTCATCTGCTATTACAAGATCATAATATTGATCTTCTAATTTGTAAGCTGATTGATAGCACATAAATTCTATAGGAACAGGTTCTATGGAGAATAAATTACAATACTTTTCTAACTCCTCTTCAAGAGTTTTTTCTCTTGCTCGAGTTTCTGCTAAAAATAGTATCTTAGGATCTTTAATTTCTTTATTAATATCAATAGCAGCAGTTAAACCTACAAAAGACTTACCAGTACCTGTAGGTAAAACTACTACTCCTCTTTTTCCTTGTTCTAACCATGCATTATATGCATCTTTTTGTAATTGTCTTAACATATTTTTTAGTAATTTCTGCTTCTTTTAAAGCATTTTTATATTTTATAATTTAATTTAAATTATATCTTTAATTTATTTAGGATCAGATAATATATAAGTACCATCATCTTTTAAAGTTAATTCTAAACCATTAGTAAGAAGAGTAATTTCATTCTCTGTCGTTTTACGAAGAATGAATTTTTCTAATATTTCTGGATTTTCAAACCAATTTTTTAAATCATATTTAATAGGTCTTTTTTCATTTTTTATATCTTTATCAGTAAAACTGCCTTTCATAATATAAAACTTTCTCCAATCATTTTCTCTAGTCTCCTTTATAAGTTCTTCTAGAGTTCCTTTATAAGGTTTTAAATCAGATAAAGGATAAGAATATCGTAGTATTTCATCTTTTGAATGATATTGAGCGAAATCTTCTATTTCATATATCTTTTTTTCTTTATCATAGAAGATAATCATAAAGTATCCTAAATTTTTTATATTTTCTTCTGTAATATCATATAAATCTAATGAAATCTGAGGTTTAAATTCCTTTGTTTTGAACATCTTTCTTTGATTTTGAATATTCTTTTTCGAGTTTTACAAACTGTGTTGAGTTTGGAAATTCGACTAAAGTTAATTTTATTGCGTTATTATTTTCATCATAAATAACTAAAGTTTTACCATCAAAAGTAAATTTAGTAATAGAATATTTAGATATTGTAGCAACTTTAAACTTAATTCTATCAAAAGCTAAAGCAAAAAGTTCTACTTTTTCCCAATCTTCATCGCTAAGATAAACTTTATCTTGCAATAAAACTTTTTTAAATAATTCAAATAAATCATATCTATCTTCTTCTGATTTATTATAATTTTCATAATCATGTAAATTATTTAATAAATGTAAACCATATTCTGGTTCATAATTACATAGAAGATAGTTTTTTCTATTATCTTTTGATAATAATAACATAGGAGCGTCAACAACTACTATTTTATTATGAAATAATCCCATAATCTTATCTAAAGATTCTAGTAAATTTATTAAATTCTCTTTTTCTTTCATTTAATTATCCTCCTACAAATACTAAATAATCTGGTTCTGGAAATTCGCTCATAGCGTCCAATAAAGCCTGTTTATAAGGCACTTTTTTATCATAATGATAAGTAGTAGCAAACTGTGTTTTAGTTTCTCTCACAGTTACTACTACTATCCAAGCAGATTTAGGTACATTACCTACTTTTCCTGTTCTTAGCATTTTTTCTTTGTTTACCTTTTTCTTCAAATTTGCCAGTTAAACTATCTTGTTCTGGCTCTAATATTTGCTCTTCCATAATGTTTTTATTTAATTAATTAAAAATACCAATTAGCGTTACCTAGCATCGCCACGTAGAGGCTTGGTCATGATGCCATTTTCCCCGTATAGAACGGGGAGGAATTTCAACCTATATTTTGCCGGATTTATACATCCTTCTAATTTCTTCTTTTTCATGATCTAAAAAGACAGGAGCATCTACTTTAGATAATATAGTAAATCTATAATTCTCATTTAGATAAATTCTTTTAGGAAAAAATAAAATTCTAAAAGGTCTATAAATATAATACATAGAATGACTTCTTTCACTTCTTATAGAAGAAGGATAAAAAGCATTTCCTAGTAAAGTGTCTAAAAGTCCTAGTATTAGGAACCATATCATGTAATCTTTTTTTTCTGGTATTTTAAACACTATTCTATAGTGTTCAGTAAATTTAGTGTAAAAAGCGTCTAACAATAACAAGTAACCTCCTAATAAAGTCCCTAATAATAATATAATAAACATAAAAACTTGAAAATCGTTTTTAGGCTGCTTTAGCCTTGGATCTTCCATAGTATTTATCTTAATTTAATTCTATCAGTATGCTTAGTATTAACTCCTACACCTGATCCAGTATAGTGAATATAATAAGGATACTTTACGTAATTAGATCTTCTTAAATGTTTTCCATCTATTAAGATAACAATAGGATCTTCATTATCTTTAATAAATATCTGAGTAAATTGATAATCTTCTGTCATTAATATTACCATTCTAGCCGAGTAACCTACAAAAGCTACTGGGTGCTCAGTTTCTAAGAAAGTAAAAATATCTTTCTTTTTTAATCCTAATTCTATAGTGTACTCTAATAGAGGTTTAGTATTAATCTCATCTATATAGCCTACTCTCATGTAGATTTCAGCATATTTAATAATTTCTTCAGGTTTTGCTTTAATATAACCTTGGCTTAAAGCTTTTTCCCCTTCTTCTTTTAATAAAATTTTAGATAATTCTACTGCTTCTTCTTTAGTAGTAGATTGTTTAGGCAGAATAGCTCTACCATAATATGTTAATAATTGACTATTTCCCGCTAAAGGAAGTAGTAACATTATGGCTATTTTTAGAAAGTGTTGCATAAGACTAATGTAGGTTTAGGTTCCAAAATGCCTTTATCGGCTAATTCTAATCCATAATAGAACATAACTTTATATCCCATTATTTCTATAAATAGAGGCTCTTCAATGGAAACCCCTTTATTATTAAAATTATGCATTTCTAAATTAAGCCAATAATTATGATAATCAACTATTGACTCATCTGCTACAGTGTAAACACTATCTGCTAATATACATAACTCAACAAAGCAAGCTTGTTGACCTACTGGTCCCCATTGATCTGGACCTATAAAGAAATTTAATTCATTATCGTAGCCTAACATTCCTTTTAAGAACTCTTCTATAGAAAACAACTCTTGACAATTGTCTCTATAAACACTTACTGCTTCTTGCGTAGTGTTAAAATTTAAAGATCTAATATTATCTAGTAATATATATTCCCTATCTTTTAATTTATATTTTTTCATACTAATGATTTTTTAAGAATAGCTACAGTATTTCCTGAGTTATTATTTTCATACTCAAAAAGTACATTAAATTCTAAATTTGCTATATGATTCCAGTATGTATCTTCATACTCATAATCATTGTTAGGAAGATGTACTACAAAATTCTTAATAGCAGGTGTATTTAGTTTAAGCAACATTACAAATAATACTAATAAATCTAATTTACTTCTTTCCATAGAATTGTATAGAAAGACAGTATTACCTTTACCAAAATAAGAAATAGTGCCGTAATGATTTTCCCCTTTTTTATCTTTTTTATAACGGTATTTAATAGTATTAGCAAGATTTCCTGGATAACTTATTATACTAAAATCGTAATTAATAAGCTTCCAAACTTCTCCATGAATTAATTTTTTAATCTCTTCATCCTCCATAGTATCACTCAGCTTAATGGAAAAGTTATGAGAGAATTTACTATAAAAAATATCTGAAAAAGAGTAAACTCCATATAAATTAGGAATATCTTTTATACACTCAGGTATCTCTTTTTGTAAAGCTATCAATAATTGATTCCCTTCAAAATTGATATTTAAGTATTTATATACTTTTGTTTGCCAGTTTGCTTTAAGTTCATATATTTTCTTATTCATCTCCTATGTATATTGTATAGTAATTATCTGTTATCTTATTATAATTTATCTTATTATATTTAGACGACAGTAACTCAGAAAGAGATTTTAAAATATCTTCTATATAAGAAAAATTTATATCTAATGATTCGTAAAAAGAAATATTATTTAAACCTGGAGAACTATGTTTAAACAGGATTAAAGTAGCTAATGTTTCTACATCAGTATCTTGCCTGTCCATTAGATTAATAAAAGTTTCCCCACAACAATCAGGATGATGGTGAATAATAAATTTATTTTGTCTACCATCTGGCATAGTAACTATATGTAAACTCTCAATAATATTGTAACTGGAATCAACATTACTTTTTATTACATATTTCTCGATTAAAACAGACTCTTCTACTTGAGAAGGCTTTACATAACTTACTGAGTTATCTAATTTTACAAAGATATACCCATCTTTTAATTTAACTTCTTTGAAGTTTAGCTTTCTCACAGGAAAAGCTATTAATTCTCGTCCTATTACCTGACGATATTCTTCTTTATAATAATTTCCGTTTACTTTATAGATCATATAACTATGTCTTTTAAAGATTTTTTGAGAATATGTACTTGATTCTCAGAATTGTAATTATAATAAGAATATACATCTTCAAATCCCATAGACAATACATGCGCTTCTTTTAATTTATCATAATCATCTTCAGAAGAATCAGGTAAGTGTACTATAATATTTAAAGTTTCTGCATAATTAACGTTATAATAACTATTAATTAAAACGGATTTTAATATAACATAATCCGAATATTCTCTCTCAGAAGAATTGTAACAGAGTACATTGTTACCCTCTACGAAAAAGTTAATATCTCTATAATCGTCTTTGTTTATTGAATCAGTTAATCTTATAACCCTTCTTTCTGTTGCTTTAGCAATAGTTGTAGGTATAAAATAAGGATTTACATCCGTATTACATAAATTTTCATAATATCTTATTTTACTTTTTTCAGAAAAGGCTGTTTCAAACCCTCCTATATATTTCATATTGTTATATAAGTATCCTCTTGAAGGACAATCTATTTTATAAGCTTGCTCTACATAAGAAATTTCTACACAATTGTCACCTATGATTAACGCGTAATTATTACTTTTAATGTAATCCATATCTAAGCTAGGAAATATCTCTAATATATCATTTTTCAATGATTTGACATATTTCATATTAGAGATCTTAAAGTAGATAAATTCATATTCTACGTTTTTTATATTAATACTATATTTACCGTACTTTTTATCTTTCATTATAGAAATCTATTATGAATTCTTCAACGTCCCAATAATTTTTATATGGGCCTTTGTAATGTTTTGCATAATAACTATCAGTAATCTTTGTAACAAAGTTGTTTTCAAATATTTTTAATTCTAAATCACTAAATCTATTTTTTAGGTAATTTTCCTCACTTCTGTTCTCTTGAGGAAAGAAAGATAAGTTACTTCCTATATCTCCTTTTAATTGGTAACATATAGCAAAAATAGTATCTAAATTAAATTTAGAAGACTCTATACTAGTGTAGTCTAACTTAATAATACTTTCTCCACAGCAATCTGGATGAGTGTTATAGTTAAACCTTACTATTAACTTCTTAGTAAATGGGTCACTAACTCTAAAGAAAGAAGAGTCAGAATAAAAGATTTCTACTAAAAATCCCGTTTTTAACTCTACAGTTTTAAAACGTTTATATTCTTCAGGGTTAACTTCCCTATAAAGATAATAAGAAATTAACCTATTTTTATCATCTATTCCTATGATAAAGTTTCTAAAGTTATTGCTAAAGTTTGCAGAGATATTATATTCTGATTTCTTAGTAAGAAAATAATTATCTCCTGCTTTAATAATATAATATTCTTTAGATAGAGCGTTCATTTATCTACTGGTATGTCCGTTTCTGATTATGTAATTAATAACTCCTTCTAATTGACTAGTTTTTAACCATCTCTCAAGAGGTCCAAAATTAGTATCAGTAGTATTAATAAATTCATTAAGTACTTTATACCCACCTAATTCATGAGCACCTGTCATACATAATAATAGATAAGTAAGAATAGGAGGCTGATTATAATCAATCCAAGAATCATTTGCTAATAATATTAAAGCTTCTTCTCCTGAATCAAGAGTAGTAAGTTCTAATTGATATCTCCTTTCTCTAAATGCGAAATCATAAATTTCATCTTGCTTAATTTTCATATAGGCAACAGGCATAGGTTCATCAGAATCTACATGATAAACATTTAGATAATTACCTGTAGTCCCTAATAAATTAAAAATGCGTCTGTATCCCTTAATATATCCCAACTCCACTTTTTCGAGAGAAGGCATAGTTCTTTGAGCATCAGATAGCTTTAACAAGGAACCATACCCGATTACATTGAAATAATCAGGTATATTTGTGTAATAAGATAAAGCACTATTAAGACAACTAGAATAGTCTTTGTAAATTCCAATTATATCAGATTTTACTATATCCTCATCTTTCATTTTTCTAATATCTTTATCGTAATACTTTTTATAAAGATTTACAAATATAATGTCTTTTTTTATAGAAAGTGGCCTCATTAATATACTGGATACATTTTAATTATCGACAATAAAAAATAAAACTGTGCAATACAGTCTGAAGTAATTGTGATATAACCGTTCCCTTCTTTGTCTACTGTATAAGTAACAGGAACTCCTATCGCTTCTTGGAATTCTTCAGAGAAGTCATATCCAGAAGGAATAGTTAATGGACTATTTGATTTTAATGCCCATAATAAGAAAAACCCATAAGGATGGATTTGTCTGCATAATTCGTTAGGAGATTTATCATAATAATAAATATCTAATGGTATATGAAATACATTCTTCTTTAGAGTATATTTCATTTCTATTTTAGCTAAGAAAGTCTTTAACCAGCCTATCATGTGACTAAGATCACATTGATATACTATACCCTCTTCAGTAATATCAGCTCCTGCTAATAATAACCCGTAAAGAATATTATACTTATCTTCTTTACTTAATTTTTTCTTCACTATTCTTTCTCTCTTATCCATTTATGAATATATTTTTCCAGGTTTCTGATGTTTGATTTAATTTTTCATTAATAATGTTATTGGGAGACATCACCTCATCTTCTGTTTGAGTGTCTTCCCAATTCCCGTCTTCAGCCATATACGTATTACCGAAGTTAGCAGGACTAGTAATATCTTTATAGTAAATTGTACAGTTTACAACTCTATCTTCAGAGTTACTGTAAACTTCTATCTCACCCCTCTCATAGAGATTGTAAGCACAATTAGGGTAAGAATAGCCTTCTAAACTATTAAGACTTTCTAATGTTTCGTCATCTACTAAGTAGATTTCGACTAATACATGCACACCATTCTCGTAAGGAGTCTGGGATACGAAAGGAAATCCTCCTCCGTTAGTAATATGTCTTTTAACTACTGTTCTACCAGTTCCTACATAAGTAGAAGAGTCTTTTAGAAAATAATTCCAATTACCTCTTCCTCTCTTCAATGTGCCGTATACGGCTATTCTGTTTTTCATTACTTTTTCATTTTAAATGTTCCAGGATCAAATTCTGAATCCTCTTTTATCTTTACTAATGTCTCTTGAATATACCTATCCATAATAGACTTTGTTTTATAATAATTTACATAAGCAGGTGTAATATCTTTATGCTCAGATCCTGCTTTCATTAATTTTAATCTTTCCGCTTCAGCAGAAATAATCCATAACTCAATAGAGTTACGGTGTTTACTAGCTTCTATCTTTTTAATGAAACTAGCCAAATCGAACTCTTTACTTCCATAAGCTTTTAGAAGTTCTGCAGAAGCAGCTCTAAAAGACTTAATGTATCTTTGGATACCGTAAATAGTCGATTCCAAGTCTGCTTGTGTATTAGCATTATATCCGAAAAAGGAAGTAAATCCTAATACTACAGAAGCTAACATAACAGTAATAGAAGTAATAGTCAACTGACTCTGACTTAACTTATTAATATCTAAGATAAAGCCTCCGATTCTAATATTTTCTTGGCTTTCAAAATTCACTGCTCCGATAGAAGCAAGTGAGAAATAAATTAATAAGAAAGTAAAGCTAATTGAAATAACTGGAAAGATAATTCCAGGAATAATATGTACCATAATCATCTTAGTAGTAATATGGACTATAGTAAATATTAAACCTAATCCTATAGCTATATAAATAGCATAAGGAGTAACATATCCAAAATAATTGCCTAAAGAGAGTAAAGTAATTACACCTAAAGAAACAATAAGTCTGGACATTTTCACTTTAAAGTTACATCCTAACATTTCCCAAGACTTTCCTATTCTTTTTAGATTCCAAATTCCAAAAGACATAGTAGCCCATTCGATAAGAGCAATTAATACGAATTTTGATAAAGTAAGTAAGAAGAAATCTACATTAAACACTGCACATGCAGCAGTAGTTGCTTCTACTATAATACCGAATACGAATATACTATTAATAACTTCTAAGAAGTTTCTATTAATGTTACTAGATACATTACTAGCAAAATGTTTAATACTATCTAAGATAGTAGTCTTCCTCTTTAAGAGTTTAGCTTGTACAAACCAAACTATAGCAATAAGAGCTATTACTCCTATGATAAAGATAACTTCTCCTATCCAAGAAACTGTCATTATTTAAGTTTAATTATATATTTACTTCCTGTAGAGTCTACAGAAATAAGAGACTTCTCTGCTAAATCTTCAGTAAACCTAATCATTTCATTATCAAAGTTTTTGATAATTTCTAAGTCTTTAAACATAATTTCATAACTCTCCATTCTGAGTTTTAACTCTTTGTTAGTAATATTGTCTTTCTTCGCTTTTTCACGTAAACGAAATAATACAATTTCTTTATAAGAGTCAAATAATTTCTCAAATTGAGATTTATAAACCTTTGGCTTAGGTTTAGCTTTTTCCTCTACCATAACCACAGGGTTATCATCCTTTTTTTGAGATGTACCCTTTTCTTCTACTTTCTCTATCTCACAAGAGAATAGAGAGATTATTAAAAGTATTACACTTAGTTTTCTCATATCGTATATTCTGTTTCTTTATTCCACCTAATCCTTTTCTTTGATTTAGGTCTAGATGGGAAATCTGCACATTTCTGTACAGTCTTTGAAGCTCTAACAGCGTAAGGGAAACGTCCTGGACTAATATAATAGACCTTTCCTATTTCATCTTTAATAATAGTCTTATTCTTAGATAAGTCAGTCCCTGTTTGATAATATTTTACTATTCTACTGAGAGAAATCATAAACTATACCGTCTTTTAATTCTTTATCAGTAATGATTAAACCTATAAATGGGCTTTTTTCTAAAAAGATTTTATACTTATAATCTTTTGATGTAATAGCATCATAACAATGCACATAATCATCTCCTTCATCATTATCTTGATAAGGGAAATATTCTTTTTCGTTTAATTCGTCTATTATCCTTTCTATAGTGATCAATGATCCCAATATTTTGAGGTTAAATATCCTACAGATAACTCTATATTAGTTAAGTACTTTTTACTAGCTTTAACCATAAGATCATTTATAGCTTGTTCTAACTCTTCATAATCTTGATTTACTTCAAAGATTATTTCATCGTGTTGAACATTCAATAAAGAAATCCTAGGATCATTCTTAGTAAACTCATAAGCTAAACATAGAGCTTCTTTGGTAATAGTTGCAGACAATGACTGAATAGGATAATTCTGACACTTTCTTCGGATCTCATCAGATCTCATAAAAGTTTCTATGTAGAATTTCCTATTAGTTATATCATCCATTAATATATACCTATCTTGCAAAGCTTTGTAGTATATACTATCAAAATAAGGAGCTAATTTGTCATACGCTTTGTAGAATAAATCAATATAACTATCAGCCTCTTCTAGAGATACTCCTAAATTCTCAGAAAGAGCATAAGAAGTAGATCCATAAGCTACTGCAAAGTTAACCATTTTACCTATAGGCCTATGTTTATCTCTGTCATAATCTTCTTTAAATATCTTCTTAGCAGTTTCTGCATGAGCATCCTCTGATAGAAGAGTACTAATTAAGTTCTGATCATTAGCTCTATCAGCTAATACACACAACTCTTGTTTAGAATAATCACATACAAGATATCTTGAACTTCCTAATTTCTTAGTATTCCAAGATTTTCTTAATGGACCTACTGTAATATTCTGTAAATTAGGATTACTACAAGACATCCTACCAGTATTTACTAACTGATTAAAGTTAGGATGGTATCTACTAGTAATAGGATTCTTGTACTTCTCTATAAAATTCTGACCATAAGTGCTAACTGATTTAGCTATACCCTTATATTGTAAATATAAATCTACAAAAGGATGATCAGAATACTTTTTGATATTCTTCTCTGCTATAGATAATCCAGTTTTATGGTCTTTTGATTTTATGTCAAAGCCATATGATTGAAACACTGGTATCACTTGCTTAGAAGAATCCCAATTAATGAGACATTCTCTTTCTATAATATCAAAGAATTGATATTTACCATCCTTCCAAAGAAAAGAATTTAATTCTGCACGAATAGAATTCATTTTCTCTAAATTAGAATTGTAAACATCCATCCAATCTTCCTCATTAAGTATCATACCGTTAAGCTCCATTTCTGCAATAGCTTTAACAGTATTCATCTCTAACTCAAATAACTTCTGCATTCCTTTACCTTCACATCTTTTTAACTGTGAAAGATAAAGTCTGTTAAGATGTTTGATATCTTCTAATGCATAAGTTATTTGTTCTTCATCCATAATAACAGTATCTATGAAACTCTCTCTAATTGACTTATTCATCTTTATATCGAATAGTCTTTCTAAGACATCCCCCAAAGAATAAGTAAGCCTCTTAGAAGAATTAGTTAATAGCTTTTCTGCTATCATAGTATCATAGACATTTTCTAATCTAATTCCTGTAGCTACATACAGTAATTTATAATCATATTTAATATTATGTCCGATACATAATTTATTAGATAACGCTTCCATGATCTCTACAGAAGGTTTTCCGAATATTATGTGTTGCTCATCTTCATTACCTATCTGTAAAGAGATGATTTCAGACAAATAAGGATCTAATCCTTCATTAGGATGGAAGTGCCCAAGATATTTACCTCTTGCTTCCGTATCCAGGCAGATATAATCTTGCTCATTGATCCACTTTACTAAGTTCATTTACTTTAATTTTAGAAGATTTCTTATCTCCTTGTTTCTTAATCTTAGAAGGTACAATTTTTATTATATATTTACCCCCCTTTTCTTGGTAAAATCCTTTATATTTCATAATTATTTTTTAAACAAAAAAGGGAGCAATACAGCTCCCTCTTGTAAGAATACAATGTTGCGGTTACCATGTTACTTGATTAGGGTCGCAATAATCTTCAAATGTATTAGTATAACTTCTTAAATTAAGATAGTTATTTATACTATACTCAAACTCAAATACCTTAGTATTCTTAGAGCAGTAGTTTTCTACAACTATATACATATTAGGATCATTGCTACTGAAACTGTACTGTACAATTTCTCCGCAATTACAAGGTTTATTAGGACCTATAATAGAATCATTACTACAAGAAGTAGTAAAAACTAATAAACCTAAAATAGTTAACAGTTTTCTCATTATTAATTATTTATTTGTTCTATTTTGCTGTCGTCGATAATCTCATGAATCATATAAGATTCAGCTATTTCCATAGCTTTCTCTAATGCTTCATCTTTATCGGCAGCTTCTATACTAGTTAATTTAATACTTCCTGTTAATGTTACATTAAATTTCATAAATTTTATCTTTTACAAAAGGTAGTATTCTGTATAGTGTATACATGTCTACCTTTCATGGAGTTAATAAAATCTTTATCCGTAGCCGCTGTAGTATAATAATACAATACATCGGTAGGATAGTATAATCCATTTTCATATAAGAGCAAAGCATTCTTTGCTGCATTAATATAATAATTTTCTGGAGCTTTGTTGAAATTCTCAGTCTCAACGCCGTCAAATTGTACTTTACGGGTTCCAGCTCCTTCAAATATAACACCCTCGAGAGTATTAGGATGTCTTTTGTCATAAATGCGATTTAATACTACTGTGGCCACGGAGTCAGCCATTTCGTTTGCATAAGCTTCTGATTTGAGAAGTCTAGCTAATAAGAAAACATCTTCATAAGAAGGCTGCTTCATTAGACTCTCAACATCATAATTATAATTTTGTTCTGCTACCTTTACCTCTTGAGGAGTGATAGGAACTAAATATAATGCCACTGCTATTAGAGCGGCTGATACGAATGATTTCATATTTTAAAATTTAGTTATAAAATGCGGGCTTTCCTTGCCCATAACCTCTCTTTCTTCATAAGATGAGGATTTTTATGCCTAAGAAATTCATAAGGTACTACTTTCGTAAAAGGTGCATCAAATAAATTCCTACCAGCCTGGTTATAGGTATATTTTAAACCGTCCTTAGTGTAGGATACGTTTAAAATCTCCTTTGTTTTCTGGTTTCGTAACGCTACTAGTTGCATATACTCTAATTGTTTTATTGTTATTTAATAAGATTTCTCTGGATCTGATTACATCTACTGTTCTATCTTCTATATTTACTAGATAGATATAAACATCTAAAGGTAAACTATTCCAGAATCTGATAATATCTGTGCTTAGTTGGACCCATCTCTTTCCAGGTACAGCAGTACCTTTTAATTGAGCTAAGCACATTCTAGGTATAACTTGACCATCTCTATATTCAGTTAAGAAATAGTCAATACCGAAATAATCCTGATTAAGTTCGTTGATAATAAAGTTACTACTAACAGCTTCACTGAATAGAATTTTAGAATAAGCTTCTATCTGTGCAGCGTTTACGAACTTAGGATTAACCTGGACATTTTTCATAAGTCCTTCTTTTTAAGAATTTATTTGAGTCGTCATAATAAACTTCTCCATCCTCATCCTCCCATGTATTATAGGATTTAAGGTAACTAGGATCATTAGTCATAACAATCGCATCTCTTAATATAAGGACCTTTCCAGGCTTTATTCTAATATAACCATTGTTAATGCTATAAAAGCCATTATCCATTTTGGTTATATTTTTAATTTTTAACATATTATACTCAGTGTCACTAATAGAAACACTGTTAGTCCCTGTAGTATAATTGTACTGATTAGGGTCTACGTATAATATGTGATCTTTGTTACTAATTGTGCTAGGAATTTTATATCCAGTAAACTCAGGATAATACACTCCTGCACAGTCATTAATATCTGTCATATATGTAACTGGCCCTTTACTTTTAATAAAAAAAAGAGAAGTTAATAATAATATTACAGATATATAAACTATGTCTTTCATTTTATTCATTTAAATAGTTTTTAATTCTCCTAACCCATATTTGTTTGGAAAAGTTCTTCCAGTCTTCTCCGAC